AATTTTGGAATTCTTTTGTGGGGGAAAAATTATTAATTTATCAAGAAGATACGTGCGTGTTTAAATCGAATATAGATGCGTTTTTACAGTGGGACTACATAGGAGCACCGTGGCCACTCGAATATGGCATAAGCAAATCGGGGGTGGGAAATGGCGGGTTCAGTTTACGCACCAAGAAAGTAATGCTTGAGTGTCTTACCCATGACGAAAACATTGAGTTGTCAAAAGTTACGGAAAGATACATGAAAGAAAACGCATTGAAAAGAATACCCGAAGACGTGTTTTTTGCAAACACAATGGAACTGCACTCCATTGGAAAAATTGCGGATCATGACACTGCAAAACATTTTTCGAGTGAAAGTTTTACAACAGATAGTTTTGGAGGACACCAGTTTTGGTTGAATAATCCAACTTGGAAAAATATGGTGTATAAAAATGGATTAAAAACGTTTGAATGCACTAGCACTTTAAAAATTGAACATAGAGGCGGATGGTCGAATGTCATACACAGATTGCATGAATCGAATATTTATCGTGAGGGGTCCGATATTGTTTTTTATGATATTGTTGAACAACATTTTATTTGGGAACAAACACAATTAAATAAAAAATGGTTTGGTGTGATTCACTGCACTGAAAATACCCCGCCGTATTTAAATATAGTAAATATACAAAAATTGTTTACTCCAAATTCGCACTTTTTAAAGCATATACACAATTGTTTGTTTTTAATAGGATTATCACCCAATGTGGTGGATTATGTAAAAACAAAATTAGATGAAGTAGGAGTAAATGTAGATGTATATTTATTGAAACATCCAATTGATAAGGAAGACGATATACCAATGTTTAGTATGGACAAATATATGAAAAATGAGGATAAAAAAATAATTCAGATTGGACAACAGTTAAGAAAAATGACCAGTATATATTTATTGAATAGTATAAATGACCATACAAAATTATGGTTAACTGGAACCAAAAATATGGATAAATTGAAATATTTGTTTCATGAAGAATGTAAATATCTTAATCTTACAATTAACATAAAAGATGTTGATGCCAAATATACCGATACTTTTTCAGAATATGACCATTTACTAAGTGAGAATATTGTATTGGTGGATTTGTTTGATGCCGCAGCAAATAACACCGTGTTAGAATGTATATTGAGAAGAACGCCGATTGTAGTTACACGATTACCAGCCACTGTGTATTATTTGGGAGATAATTATCCATTATTTTTTGATGAATTGAATGAAATTCCTGGGTTATTAACCATGGAAAATATAAAAAAGGCACACGATTACTTGGCAAATATTACATTATTGGACACAAAAGAATTCATTACGCATATCGTGAATATATTAAATAAATAATACCATATACCACATGATATACCACGTGATATACCACATTATATATGTTATAACATATATAATGCCATTACGGAAATCCGTCATATCCATTCCACAACACTCATACGCATAGTTTGCATAAGAAAACTTTTTCCTCTCCAATTCCAAGGAATACGACACATTTGTAATAAACGGGGGTGTTTATATTGTTTTTCAATAAAATTACATAATAATGATTGATTTTCGCGTGTTTTGCGAAATTCCATTAGAGAAGGTGCATTATTACGTTTGCACCATTGCAAAAATGCGGGATATTGGTTCATCCATATTGTTTTTATCACATAATATGCAAATACATTGGTATTTTCTTTATATTTTGTATTTACAGTGGTTGTCTGTATTAACTCATCATAGGTGATCCCCATATGATGAAGCACTTTTGCCAATTGAAAATAACTAAACGTTCTCTCTGCATTCATACCCATTTCAAAATATTCTATAAATGTATTTATATTTGCCACCGCCATTGCATTGGATTGCGAGAATAAACTGGCAAACGCCACATTCATGGTTTCTGCCCAAAACTCGGAATACGCTTCAAATGCATTTATTTTTGAAGAAATAGGAAACAACCGAGAAATACATCGATGTATCCCTTCATTGTTCATGTCGGAAAAGTCCAAGGCAAACGTATGAAACGTTTCGTGTATAAATACTTTGAACCATTCTTCTCTTCGAAACACCACAATTTCACCGCGAATCGGACATGTAGTGGTAAAAGCTGTATTCACGTGTATAACATCCAATGTATCACTTACTCTTTCTGGTAGTTTTTTTTCGTGAGAGGTCATGTAAAAATAAAGCACCAACTTCTCACCACATGATTTAGATGCATACATATTCAATAAATAAAGCCACATCTTCACATAGAAGGTGTATTCGCGACATACTTGGAGTGACACGTCTTTTTCAAACATCCAGTAAATGGTAATTTTTCGTCCGGCACAATCAAAAGAACTAGACACTTCACAAGTAATGTATTTATGTATATGAGCTGTGATTTCTTTTGGAAAACTATGTGTCGTCATGGAGGTTGGAAAAATGATTTCTCTCGTTGATATGGTTTTCTTTTGAAAAGTGTCAGAAGGCAATGACCATGCATACTGATATGCTTTTAGTAAATCATGATAAATGGATTTTATCAAATGATTAGATGGTTTAGAATACGGATAATCTGGAATAGGCATTGTTTCCACAAAAGAAATCAATTGACGACTTTTATTGGTGAAATACATATATATCATGGGTATTATCTTTTTTACAAAGTAACAACATGCGTGATTTTTGAGAGACATATTATGCCTTCCCTAAGTATGACGATTAAACACTTGGTTCTTTCAGGAGGAGGTCCAACCATGCTTCAACAATTGGGAGCCATTCAATATTTAGAAACAGAGGCAAAATATATGGAACGACGATGTATCGAAACAATATACGGAACCTCTGCTGGAGGAATTGTTGGAGTATTATTATGCTTAGACTATGATTGGGATACTTTATGTGATTATTTCATAAAACGTCCATGGCAAGACGTATTTGCCTTTAACTTGCATCATTTGTTGGAAGCATATTCAAAAAAGGGGATATATGATAGCGTGGTATTGGAAAAATGTTTTCGTCCATTGATGGATGCAAAAAATATACCACTTACTATCACCTTGGAAGAATTTTATAGTTGGTCCAAAATAGAACTGCATTTATTTTCCTTTGAAATCAATGAATTTACGCTATGTGATATTTCACACATAACTCATCCAAACCTCGCCCTATTGCAAGCCATACAAATGACATGCGCCATTCCAATGCTTGTTTGTCCAGTATGTACAGAAGATGGACAATGTCATATTGATGGCGGCATTGCATGCAATTATCCGCTACATCAATGTATTTCTTCAGGAGACAAACCATTGGAAGAAATACTTGGATTTAAGAATAATTATGTAAATGCACTTAGTGAAAAAAATCAAATACACGAGACATCTACCATGATTGATTTTTTATTGAATTTACTTTTTCAAACAGTATTTACAGTTAGCAATAGGTATGTACAACCGAACCATTTGCAAGAAGTAATATGTGATACCAACTGTCTATCTTTTCAACAATTGCAAGAAGTATTATCTAACATGGAGATGCGACGTGAATTATGGAAACAAGGTGAAACAAATGCGAAGCGTTTTTTAGAAATACTTTCTTAATATTGAGAGTAATTTTTTTGTGTTTTTTATCTCAGTTTCGGTGATATTATGTTTGGTTTCAAGGTGGCTAGATAGAACAGTATGGAACTCTTTTGATTTTTTAGGTACTATTTCCATAAACTTGTGGAATCGTGGGTGGTGTGTTATTATGTCATATTTTTCAATCATATTATATAGTTCCGTCAATATTTCTATTTTACTATTTAAAACAGTTTCCTTGTACAAATCTTTAACTAATATGTAAAGTCTATTTATAACTACATTTGGATCTGTCTCATTTGGAACTACTCTCTCATAAGTGTTGATACTAATTGTTTTTCCGTTTCGTAACTGCATGTTTCAACCAATGCATAGACAAATAATAAATAGCATTTCATTTTTTTACGTATTAAAAAAATGATTAGAAAAATATCGTTAAATATATGTCCCCGACATGAACGTAGAAAATATGACAGAAGAGAAGACACTAGAAGAAGAAGAGTGGGCAAAACGACTAAGTGAAAAGGTTAGAATAGAAAAAATGTCCAAAAAAAAAGAAAAAATTGCAATGAAAATAGCAGAATATGAAAAAAAAATACAAGAAGCACAAGCACAAATAAAATTACTAACAATGGAACTGCAGAACTGTGATTAAGTTATCCGGACATAGCCAAATCATTTACAATCCATTCTTTTACATCATTTGTCTTTGAAAAATAAACAATTAATCCATTTGTTACATTTTTTGACATTAAACTGTTATTGTCCTCATCAGATAATTGGTACAAATCATATGTTTTATCATTGTTTTCAGATACTTTTTTAGGCACAAAATAAGAATACACAATCTCATCTTCGTCATTCTCTTCTGCTTGTTTGACATAATATAGTGTTAGAGTAGAAGTATTTTTTGTATAGGAATATGTCAAATCTGTTATTATTTGATTACGATCAGAACCCATGTTTCCATATGCCCCAAATTTAAATGGTTTATTATCATTTACGGATATGTCAAATTTAAAAATGCCTTGAACTGGGTAACCTTGATTTATTGTAAATGTACGGCCAAATGCATTGAATGTTTGTAATGTGAGTACTCCGTCATTTTCATTTTGCGGTGAAATGATTGGAAAATAATATTTTCCTAAATCAACATCATATAGATAAAAATATCCCCAGTCATCGAATATGTCATCACCCCAATCATACCAAAAGGATGCAATCAATCTATCTTCTTCCGTTTTATCGCCAATCACAATGTTTTCTTCCGTAAATGGAGACATTCCGGGAAAATAATCACTTTGATATTGATTTGGGTCAAATTCGTTTGTATATATATCATTTGACATGTCTTTATTTACTGAGTTACCAACAATAAACCCGTTGTCTGTGATAGTATTCAACGAATATAACATTTCGGAAATTTTTGTCAAATAAAAATTGCCAGATATAGTCAATAATTTTGCATTGGCCGAAACGAGTGCATTTGTAATAGATATATTATCAATAATAATACCTTCTGTCTCATATGAGTTTAAAAAATCTTCTAATTCTTCTTGGTTAGAAATGAGCATCTATTATAAATATAATAAATATAATATTATTATTTCAACTTAAACAAAATGATACTTTTTTTTATTTGTATTTATATCAATGGGCAATCTGTTGGATATCGATATGGATATGGATATGGATATGAGTAAAAAAGACGAATATAGAAAGACCAAAGATATAAAAACAGAGGTGGTCAATGAAACGGACACTTTACGACAACGCACAAATTATTGTTTAGACAAATGTGTAAAAGTCACATTAAATATTTATCCAAGCAACCAA